ATGCCCGACGCGTGGTGCGACTTCGCCGCCCAGCTCGACACCGAACTGTGTGCCCTGGACACCACCTTCGGCCGGCTCACTCCCGCTGTCCCAGCCGCCCGGATCACCCGCGAAACAGACATCGTCTTGACCTCCACCGCCATCGTCCCGGTGCCATTCGAATCGGTCAGCTACGACACCGACAACATGGCGGACCTGCTGCAAAACGAATATCTGATCACCGCCCAACGGCCCGGTACCTGGTACGCGGCAGCCGACGTCATGATCAGCGGGGTGACGTCGGGCGACGTTGTTTTGATCTACATCAGCCTCGGGTTTGTCCCCGCCACCGGCGCTACAGGACTGTCAGCCGCCGTGTCCGACGAGTTCCGGGCCCCCGCGTCGGGTAACTACTTCCTGCGAACCTCCGGACACGCCATCCTCAACCCAACCTTGGCCAACGAAGGATTGCAGTTCGGTGTGGCGTTGCAGGCAAACAACATCAACGTCACCGTGGGGCGGGCGAACCTGGCCGTGCACTGGGCCAACGATCGGATCAACAACCTATGAACTTCACCGAATGCCTCGGCCTGCCATGCCCCGACCCGGAGGACTACGGGGCATACGCGTTGTACATGCAACGCGTCGCCGAGATGGTCGAAGCGAAACTCCTGGCCCAGCAGGAACAGGCCACCACCTTCGACATGCCCCGCACGACGATCTGGAACAACGATGAGGTCATCGGACCGATCGACACAACCGGCTTCGCGAGCCTCCAGCAGACCAGCGGCGACGTGGTGTTCTCCAACGTCCAGCCGCCGTTCCCGTTCCCCCTCAACGGCCTGAACATCGGCACCAACCCGGGAACGTTCCTGGAGTCCGGCATCTACCACATCGGCTGGTCGATCAACACCGTCGAGGTGGGGGCGGTCACCAACGACAGTCTCCGCCGCGCCAACTGCATCATCGAAAAGAACGTCCCCGGCGGCCCCGTCGTCGTCGCCGAGTTCAACCGTGCCGTCCAGGCGGAAAGCATCGCGGGTGGATCATTCTTCGGCTCCGAAGGCACCTTCGTCGTCGATGACGACTTCGGTGACTACGTTGTGCAGATCACCTGGCTGCACGGCAACGTCGCGTCGATGGTCCAGATCCCGATCGGCGGCTACTGGATTTGGTTGACCCGCGTCGGGTCCGTCCAGGCGATCGAGGTGGTGTGACATGCCCGGCGCGACCCCGGTATTCGCCATTCCCTACCCGTTCGTCGGGGAAGTGGTCGACCCGTCGGTGTGGCAGGACTTCGCCGAAACCATCGACGGACTCGTCAACGGCATGGAAACAACCGTCGCCGGTCTACTCGACCGGCCGGCCGCCTGGGTTACCACCAACTCACAGGCCATGGTCATCAACACCGAGACAACGGTGTCGTTTTCCAGCATCCGCTACGACAACGACGGCATGTTCTCCCTGGGCACCCCGACACAATTCACCGTCGTCACCCCCGGCGTGTACCTCGTCCACATCGACGGGGCCATCAGCGACTTCACCACCTTGACGTCGTGGCGGATCGCCGTGTTCCAGAACGGGGTCCGTAAATTCGCCGAGCGAAAGAACGAGGCAACGTCGGGTGGCTTCGGGATGCAGACGTCGCTGTCGGGGCTGATCGCCTGCCAAGCCGGCGACACCATCCAACACCGGGGCATCTGGACCGGAACCGGGGGACCGGGCACCGCCCAGGGATGTTCCCTCCAGGCGTTCCGCATCTGCCCGTTGACCGTGATCAGCTAGGAGCCCTTGTTATGCCCACCAACTCTCCCGACCAGCAGATCACCACCCCCAACGGGCCCGACCCGGCCGTCGCACCGCAGGACTTCCTCGACTTTCTGGCCGACGTGGAAACCCGGCTGGTGAAGCGGTACACCAACGAGGCCGACCGCACCGCCCGCAACCCGGCCCCACCCGACGGTGAGGTGTCCTTCCTCGCCGACATCGACCGGTGGGACCGCCGGCAAGGCGCCGCGTGGTGGGAAATGTTCCCCCTGTTCGCGCGGAAGCTGACGGAGACCCAGGTCGTCAACAACTCCACCGCCCTGGTCCCCGACTCCCACCTACTGCTACCCGTACAGATCAACGGGGTGTACGAGGTGACCGGGCTCGCGGTGTGGGACTCCGGCACGACCGCCGACATCAAGTTCTCCTGGACCGGGCCGGCCGGCGCGACGATGCCCCGCTGGACGGTTATGTCGACCGACACCGGGGTAGCTACCCAGGTGGGTAACTACAACTCGGCCCCAGCCGCAGCCCTAGGATCCACCCTGGCCCGCAACGGCGCCGGGATCGGCACGTTCGTCGCGGGTCTGATCAAGGGGCTGCTCGTCGTCGCGGGCACCGCCGGAACGCTGACCTTGACGTGGGCGCAGAACGCGTTGGAGGTCGTCAACACCCGTATCAAAACCGACTCCTACCTGCGGTTGGATCGAGTGGGGTGAGCTGACGTGCAGGACCGGCCGGTGATCGTCGTGTTCGGCCGGTACCGGCCGCATGAGCTGCTGTTCCTGCTCCTGTCGATCCTGTGGGGCGCGTCGGCCCTGTTCACCGAACCCGAACCCGACGACCTGGTGAACCGGCTCCCGACGTGGCTGACCCTCAGCGCGGCGGGCCTCCTGCTGATCAGCGGAACATTCGGCCTGGTCGGCTGTACGTGGCGGCGAACGGTGGAGGTGGGCCTCGGCCTGGAGTTGGGGGCGATGCTGATCGGAGTCGGTGGGCTGCTCCTGTCCGGGTACGCGTTCTTGCGGTACGGGAACGGTGAGGCAGCCATGTCCACCGGCTTCGTAGCTATCTGGATCGTGGCGAACCTGTGGAGGGCACTTCAGATACGTCATGATTTGGGCAACCTGCGACGCAAGGACGGGTGACCCTTGGATTGGTCGACGATCACCGTGGCGGCCATCAGCGCGGTTTTCGCAGGCGGCGGCGCGGCGACCCTGATCACCGTGTTGGCCCGTCGCAAGCTGACCAGCGCTGAGGCGTCGGAGAAGCTCACCGACAGCGCCATCCAGCTCCTGGAGGCGGCCAAGCGAGACGCCCGCGCGGACATCACCGACCTGCGGTCAGAACTGACGGAAACGCGGCGGGAGCTGGCCGACGCCCGCCGCGAAGCCAGGGAAGCCGGCCGGCAGATGAGTCTCCTGCGGGAGGACGCCACCGCGATCGTGGCCTACCTGGAGCGGGTGCTGGGCGCGATCAACGACCCGAACGCGACGCTGGAACGGGTGCGGATCATCGCGGGTGGCGGCCCGCCGAACGGGGTGAGTTCCCGCCTGCGACGCGATCAACAGTTAGGCTGAACAGTACGTGTTGTCCAGCCGGACAGGAGGTGCGTGGTGGCGGGTGACTGGCCAGACGTGCCGTTCGTCAAGGCGAAGAAGTTCGGCAACGGCAGACCCGACGGGCCGCCGCTGTGGATCGTGTGGCACACGATGGAACACGACGAGGTAGGCGACGCCGCCGAAGACGTGGCCCACTACTTCGCGACCCTCCCCGACGACCGGTCCGTCTCGGCGCACTACACCGTGGACAACAACTCGATCATCCAATGTGTGCTGTTGGGTAACCGGGCCTGGACCGTCGGGAACACCCCCGGCAACAACCGGGGCATCAACTACGAGCTGGCCGGCCGGGCGTCGCAGACCGCCGCCCAGTGGGCCGACGCGTACTCCGACGAGATGCTCACCCGCGCGTGCGCCCAGGCGACCCGCGACATGGAGTTGTACGGCATCCCCAACCGGTGGTGTTCGATCGACGACCTGACCCAGCGGCGGCCCGGCCACACCACCCACAACGATTTGAGGGTCGCGTTCGGCGGCACCACCCACACCGACCCCGGCAGCGGCTTCCCCCGCCAGCGGGTCCTCGACCTGGTAGCTGGAGGAGACATGGCAGCAGCAGACAACACCTGGCAACTCGTCGCGGGTGGAGAGGTCGAAGGGTTCTCCGACACCGTGTCCGGCGGCATTCCCCGCTGGTGGCTACGTCGGGTCCTCGGCGACGTGCCCGGCCCGGAGGTCACCGGCGACGTGGACCGCCGCTCCCTGCGGGACCTGTCCCTGCAAATCCTCGACCAGCCGCCGGTGGACGCCGCCGCGCTCGCCGACGAGCTGGCGGAGAAGCTGGCCACCAACCCCGCGTTCATCAACGGTCTGGCCGAGGCCCTCGCGCCGCTGCTCGCGCCGCTGCTCAACCAGAGCCAGACGCTCACCATCGACCTGTCCGGCAGCATGACCGGCACCGCCACCCCACCCCCGCAGGAGTAGCCCATGTGGACGAAGGAGTTTTGGAAGCAGACCGCCGAGAGGGCGGTCAAGACCTTCGCCCAGGCGGCCATCGCTCTACTCACCGGCGACGGCATGGGCCTACTCGACATCAACTTCGGCAACGTGCTGAGCGTGGCCGGCCTCGCCGCCGTGGTGAGCCTCTTCACGTCGATCGTCTCGGCCAAGATCGGGCCGGATCAGAACAGCCCGTCGGTGGTCTGAGTGGCCCGCGTCGCTGTGCCGGTCACGAGAGTGTCCCGGCTGACCCCGATCGCTCTGTCCGCTGGCGTGTCCGACCCAGCCAACGACCACTCCATGGTCAACAACGGGGCCACGATCGTCCTGGTCACCAACGCGGGCGGCGCCATCCACAACGTTCAGGCCGTGGTGGAGCAGACCGTCGATGGGGAAGCCGTCGACCCGGTCGACTACGCGATCCCGGCCAACTCGACTGTTCCGCTGGGCCCGTACCCGAGGCAGATCTACGGCGACCTCCTCCTACTCAACATCGACCACGCGGACCTGTCGCTGCGGGCATTCAGCCTGGTCTGATCCACCACCCGGCCGGTCGCGACCTGTATTCTCGATCTCGACAACGACCAGCCAGGAAAGGGGGTGGGCAGTGGCAACCGACGTAGGGACGGTCATCGACCTACCGGGCATCGCGGAACTTCTGGGTGTCAAGGTGACCACGCCGCAGCAGTGGCGGCAGCGTGGACAGCTCCCCGATCCGGACGTTCCGATGTTCCCGGACGCGTTCCCCGACAAGCCGCTCTGGTACAAGAGCACGATCATCACCTGGGCCAAGCAGACGAACCGGTGGCCCCCCGGACGGGTGGCGCGACCCGCTACCCGGGCGTAGCCCATTCCCATCCCGGCCGGCGTGGAGTAGGTTCGCGCCATGTCCTAGACACGATCCAGCCCCCAGGTTGATCTCCTGGGGGCTGGGCCGGTTCCGGGGTCAACCGACCACCAAAACCGTGTCAAGCCGGCTCCGCCTGGCACGGTACCGCATCGGTTGACCCCGGGGCCACCCCAACCCTGGAGGAACCCCCGTGGACAACTTCGCGATGGTGCCGCTGTGGCTGCTGGAGAAGCGGGTCTCCGGCAACGCCGTCATCGTCTACGCCCTGCTCGCCTCGTACGGCCACTTCAGCACCGGCGACCTGAAGTACATCGAGTGCCGTCCAGCCATGTCGACCCTCGTCAAGCGGGCCGGCCTGTCCGAGATGACGGTCCGCCGCGCGGTCGACGAGCTGATGGGCGTCGGCGCGCTGGTCCGCCACCGCCGCACCGGTCCCAACGGCGCCGACGTGCCCTCCATGTATGAGGTGATCTTCCGGCGGCCTGTGGACAACCCGCAGACCCCTACCCCACCACCGGGGGACCCCTCCCTCACCGATGAGGTACCCCCTCCCTCACCGGTGAGGGACAACCAAGAACCAGATACCCAGAGTTCCGCTTCGCTTCGCTCAGCGGGCGAGCGCCTCGCGCCCGCCGCCGAAAAGATCGAAACAGCGCAGACGATCCTCGGCGACTGGATCGACTACCTCGACAAGACCAACGTCAAGTTGCCGTCGGTGCACCGGGCCCGCTACGGCAAAGAGATCAAGCGGCTCCTCGACGACGGGTACGGCCCCCGGTCGATCAAGCTCGCCCTCGCGAAGATGACCGCCGACAACGCCATCCACCGGCCCGCGATGCTCGCCGAGACGATCGTCAAGCTCCAGACCGGGCCGGAGATCCGGGAACGGCCGGTCACCGCCGAACAGGCCACCGAGCAGCGGCAGGCCGCTGCCCGCGCTCGCCGTCGCGAACTGATCCGCGAACACGGCAAGTGCCCGCACCACCCCGATCAGCCGGCCGGCGTCGAGGACAACGGCAACACGCACTGCTACAAGTGCCACCTGGACAATCAGCACCTGCCGGCGCGGCCGGAACTGGTGGCCGAGATGAACACCCTGGCGGCGAACTTTGGCACGCGCTGAACCCGCCGACGTCGAGGCGGAACGTGTCGTCCTCGGCGCGATGATGCTCTCCCGCCAGGCGTCCGGTGAAGTCCTCGACATCCTCGACACCCCCGATTTCTACCGCCCCGCCCACGGCACGATCTTCGACGGTGTGCGGGCCCTGTTCGTGGCCGGCGACCCCACCGACCCGGTAGCCCTCGCCGCGAACCTCATTGCCCGGGGCGACCTGGAACGCGTCGGTGGCACCCCGTACCTGTCCAAGTGCATCGAGACGGTGCCCGTCGCCGCCAACGCCGGTTACTACGCGGGCATCGTGCGGGACCTGGCCGTCCGCCGCCGTATCCGGGAGACCGCGATCCGCCTCGCCCAACGGGTCGAAGACCCGCAGGTCAGCCTCACCGACCTGTGTTCCGCCGCGCAGGAGGACGTGTTCGCCGCCACCTCCCCCCGTCACCGTCAGGCCGAGGTGACGTTTGGGCAGGGCATCGCCGCGACCCTCGACGCGATCGAAGCGGCCGGGAACCAGCCCGGCCTCGTGGGGATGCCCACCTGGATAGGTGACCTCAACCGGATAACCGGTGGGCTGCGACCCGGCCAGCTCGTCATCGTGGCCGGCCGCCCAGCCATGGGAAAGTCGGTGTTCGGCCTGGATCAGATCCGGCTCACCGGCATCCACCACGGCAAACCCTGCCAGTTGTTCTCCCTGGAGATGACCCGGGAGGAGATCTTCCAGCGCACCATCGCGGCGGAGTTGTCGCTGCCCTTCGAGCGGGTCCGCGACGGCCGGCTGGCCCAGCCGGAGTGGGACGCGATCCTCGAATGGGCCGGCCGGGCGGCCGAAGCGCCGATCTGGGTCGACGACAACTCCGCCGTCGACATCGGCTACATACGGACCGTGGCCCGGCAACGCGCGGCCACCTCCGGCCTGGCCCTCGTCGTCGTCGACTACCTCCAGCTCATGGCCACCCCGGGCCGGCGCTCCGAGTCCCGCCAGCAGGAGGTCGCCGACATGTCCCGGGGCCTGAAGCTGCTGGCGAAGGAGCTGAACTGCCCGGTCATCGCGGCCAGCCAGCTCAACCGGGAGTCGGAGAAGCGGCAGGACAAGCGGCCGTATCTGGCTGACCTGCGGGAGTCCGGCAGCGTCGAGCAGGACGCCGACATCGTGATCCTGCTGCACCGGCCCGACTACTACGACCAGTACGACCGGCCCCGGGAGGCCGACTTCATCATCGCCAAGCAGCGCAACGGGCCGACCGGCGACATCGCGGTGTTCGCTGATCTGGGCCACATGCGGTTCCGGGACCTGGCCCCGATGTGACCACCAGTGTATGGTCGGGGTGGACATCGGGAGGGAACATTGGTCAGTGTCGTCATCGCGATCGTCGGCCTCGTCGTCACCGTGGCCGGCGTGTTCGCGCGGAGCAGCGTGGAGAGCGCGGTCCTGATCGGACTCGGCTTCCTGCTCATGGCAGCCGGCGTTGTCGGTGCTGTTCAGCCATCCGGATTGGGATGATCATGAGGGTCGTCAAATGCCGCTCCTGCCCGGCGTCGATCATCTGGACGCGTACCGTGGCCAACAACAAGCTGATGCCCGTGGACGCGGTCCCCGTAGCCGGTGGCAACGTGCGGCTGATCGACGGCTACGTCCCCCTCGCGGAGGTGGTTGAGCCCCTCGACGGGGAGGAGCTGTACGTGTCCCACTTCAAGACCTGCCCCGACGCGCGTGGTTGGCGGAAGACGTGAGCGACGAACTGGGGATCACCTGGGTAGAGGTCCGGCCGTGGCCCTGCGCCCGCGACGGCATCTGCGAAGACACCGGCACCCAGGAATGTTCCCACGCCAAGTGGATGCCCGATGTGTGCCTCCACGGCTGCGTCGAGGGCGGCGGGCGCTGCATCCATCAGACCCCCTCCCTCACCATGGAGCGGCCACGTGAGCACTGACATCGTCCTGCGCAGTACCGACGTCCCGGCCGCGTTCGCCGAACAGATGCATATGGCGACCGTCCTGTCCGAATCGTCGCTGCTGCCGGATCACCTGCGACGGCAACCGGCCAACGTCCTTATCGTCCTCATGGGCGCCCGAGCGTTGGACGTACCGGCGTTCTGGGCCCTCCAGTCGATGCATGTCATCAAGGGCAAGCTGAGTCAGTCGGCGGAGCTGATGCGTGCTCTGGTCATTCGCGCCGGTCACAAGATCAGCATCGTGGAGCGTAGCCGCACCCGCGCCGTGATCGAGATCCACCGCAGCGACAAGGACAAGCCGTACCGGGCCGAGTTCACCTGGCAGGACGCGGTCACCGCCGAACTGACCGGTAAGGACAGCTACCAGCAGTATCCCAGCGCGATGCTGGTAGCCCGCGCGACAGCCATGGCGGTCCGCGACGAGTGCCCCGATGTCCTGTTCGGCATCATCTACACCCCCGATGAGCTGGGCGCCACCACCGACGAGTCCGGCGCCCCCGTCGACCCGTCGAAGGTGGTCGACGGGGAAGTGGTCACCAGCCCCACAGCCGAAGAGGTCGCGGCCTGGGCCGCTGCCCTGGTCAGCCGGCCGGTCACGGAACTGCCCGTCGTGTGGGCTGAAGTGGTCGCCCGGAAGGCCCAGACAATGGGCAGTTCCGCGCAGGTCGGAGAAACCGGCCCGGACACCCTGCTGGACATCCTGGCGACCCGCATCGGGCTGGAGTCCCTCGACGCCACCCACACCGACCAGATCAGGGAGCTGTGGAAGCTGGCCGGCGTCTGCGGGGTGCTCGACGCCATGGTCCTCGACGGCAACGAGCAGGGCTGGGCCAAGGTACCGCTGCGGGACTACCTGGCCACCTCCGCGAAGGCCCTCACCGAACCCGCGAAGGACAACGCGGACACAGACGTCGTCGAAGGAGTAATCGTGGAAGGAGACGTCGATGGATCAAACCCCCATGCCGGCTGACCAGTTCGACGAGTTGACCGCCGCCCTCGACACACCGGACCCGGCGCCCGTCCTCACGGTGGCGGCGCTACGCCGCTCCGCCGACGAAGCCGTGTTCTGGGCATCGATCAAGGACACCGTCGCGGTCCTGGCTGACCTGGCCCGCTACCGGTCCGTGGCCCAGATGGGTCAGGCCGGCAGCGTGAAACAGCAAGTCGACGACGCCGACGGTGAGGAACTGGGGACCGTGTCCATCGCCGCCCGCCGCTGGGCCGCCGTCGTCACCGACCCGGCGGCGTTCTTCGCCTGGGTGAAGGAGAACCGGCCCAACGAGCTGGTCTCGGTGATCCGCGACTCGTACATTGCCGCGATGCAGGCCCAGGCCGAGGGCAACGCCCGGGACACCAACGGCCTGCATCCCTATCCGGTGGTCCGGTCGACCGGCGAGCGGATACCCGGTATCGAGGCCCAACTCATGCCTGGCCGAGCCACCATCCGCAAGACCCGCCATGCCCGCGACCGGGCCCGCGAGGCGCTCGCCCGCATGCTCGGGGAGTTCCTGCCCCACGCCGACCCGGAACTGATCGGCCAGATCCAGGCTGCGGTCGACCGCGCGCAAGGGGACTCCTGAGCGCAACTGGAGCGCGCTGGAACACTCCAGCCGAACAGTCAAACAGCGCTGCCAGGGCATGTGTGAAGGATGCGGCGACCTCGGCCGGGACGTGCACCACCGCCAGCCCCGGGGCATGGGCGGCATCCTCGGCCTCGCCGCGCTCGCCGCGCACGCCCCGTCGAACCTGATGTATCTGTGCGGCGACTGTCACAGCCTCACCCTCGACGACGTCTTGCGGGCCCGCGCGTTGGGTTGGATCGTGCCGCACGGTGTGGCCGACCCGAAGGAGATCCCGGCGCGGATGGTCACCGTCAACGGCACCGGCTGGTACCTCCTCGGCGACGACGCCGGCTACTGGTGGCAGGACGACGGGGTAGCGCTGGACACCATCAAGGCGTATGGTTTGACATGACAGGCGTTCCCTTGGAAGGAGAACCGACGTGGCCACCCTCGATGAGATCCTCGACCTCTTCGTGACAGAAGCCAACAAGGCCGACATGCGCGCGGCCCTGGAAGACCTCCTGGTCCGCACCGCCCGGGAGCTGGATTTCTGTATTGAGTCTTCCGCCGCTGCGGAGGCGATCTTCGGCGAGTCCGATCTGAAGGACATCGATGGGAATTCCCGTTACTTCGACTCCGACGGCAAGGACTGCTGGGGCTACGACCGCGACGGCTACGACCGTGACGGCTACACCGCTGAAGGTTTCGACCGTGACGGCTACAGCAGCCTCGGCTACGACCGTCACGGTTACAACCGCGACGGCTACAACTACCTGGGCCGCGACCGGCACGGTAACCGCCGCCCTGTAGTGGCGGACTTGACAACTCCGGCGGTGTAGGGCAGACTCGACCTGTGTCGGAGGGCCAGCCTGGCTTCGGTCGGCGGTACCGCCCTCCGGCACCCAAGTTCCAGGCGCGCGGCGTAACCCCATGAGGCTGTGGGGGTTCCAATCCCCTGCGGTCTGCATGCCGGGGAAGCCGCGCGCCTTATCGTGAGAAGGAGACGCACAGTGGCCGAGATCAAGGTCGGGCAGATCGTCGCGGTGGAGAAGGGCGTCAAGTCTCGCGCCTACGCCGACTTCACCGCCATTCACCACCAGCTCAGCAAGCCCCCGCTGCTGGCCGGCATCGCCCGGACGTACCAGCCGAAGGACGACGACGGTGAACGGTTCCCGCCGGAATCCACCCGCGTCCAGCTCCGCGCAGACTTCGCCCTCAAGCAGGTCGCGGCCACCCTGGGCCGGCTGTTCGACGTCGTGGCCACGAAGGACTACGGCAACACGCAGGCCCGCGCCGACGTGGTCGTAGACGGTGAGATCCTCGTCTCCCAGGCCCCCGTGCCGTTCCTGCTGTTCCTGGAGAAGCAGCTCACCGACCTGATGACGTTCGTCGCGAAGCTGCCCGTCCTCGACCCGTCGGAGACCTGGCACTGGGACGCGGCCAGCGACTCCTACGCCACTGAGGCGACGCAGACCACGAAGACGAAGAAGGTACCCCGCAACCACGTCAAGGCCGAGGCCACGAAGGAACACCCGGCGCAGGTCGAGATGTTCTTCGAAGACGTGCTGGTCGGCTACTGGACCACCGTCAAGTTCTCCGGTGCGCTGCCCCAGTCGCGGGTGACCGACCTGTTCGACCGGGTCGTGAAGCTCTCCGAGGCGGTCAAGATCGCCCGGGAGACCGCGAACGGGGTCAAGGTCCCCGACGTGAAGACCGGTGAGGCCATCTTCGGCTACCTCTTCGGGTAGCCCCACAGACTCCCCCTGCATACAGGCCGGGGGCGGACGCCAAACTGAACATCAATCTCAACGTCAACATCCCGGAATGGTGCAGGTTCGACTCCTGCCCCCGGCTCCACATGCCGGGGTAGCCCAAATGGAAGAGGCACCGGGCTGAGTGAAAATCAGACTTACGTCCTAAACTCAACATTGCCGTCAGCATCGGATCGACCGGGGACCACCACACTGCGCGCGGTTGCGAGTTCGACTCTCGCCGGGCCCTCCACCTGGGCCTGTAGCTCAATGGCAGAGCGGGCGCACTACGGACTGAGCGGTCTCCTTAAACGCCA